TTGCAGATAGGCTTGAAAAAGGTTTGCCTTTGTTTAGGACAGACAATATAGAACCAAAAACGCTTAGTGCTGAAGAATTAAAACGTATGCAAGCCGAGTTTGAAGAATATAAGAGAAACAAAAAAGGAGGTGATCTCAAATGATTTATAACCCACACGAATATCAAGCGTACTGCATTAACGCCTGTATCAATAACCCAGCTATAGCATTATGGCTAGAATGTGGGTTAGGTTGAGAAAGGTAAAACGATTATCACCCTAACAGCAATCAACGAGTTGAAGTACAACAGGCTAACTGTATCAAAAGTACTAATAATTGCGCCAAAAAAAGTTAGTGAAGCCACATGGCAAAGGGAAAAAGACAAGTGGGAACACCTTAAATTATTACGTTTTTCGACTGTACTAGGCACACAGAAACAGCGCATAAAAGCCCTGAACGCTCCCGCTGACATCTATGTAATTAACAGGGATAACGTTGCTTGGATTGTGGAGTACTACAAAAATGACTGGCCATTTGACATGGTGGTCCTTGACGAAGCGAGTAGCTTTAAAAATAAGTCCGCGATCCGGTTTAAGAAGCTAAAAGCTATCAGGCCACACATCACTAGGCTAGTAGAGTTGACGGGCACACCCGCCCCCAAAGATGCTCTTGATACATGGGCGCAGGTATTCTTACTTGACCAAGGCGAGAGGCTAGGAAAGACGTATACCGCTTGCAGGGATGCTTATTTTACCCCTGCAAGAATGACTAAAAACCATATGGGGCAGTTGGTGGGAACAGGGTACCACTTCATAAACGACCAGACACAGGAAGCCTTTTTCAGCAAACTACGAGATATCTGCATTAGCTTAAAAGCCGCAGATTATATCAAGATGCCCGATAAAATCATTGATGATATCCCCGTTGTCTTAGATGCACAGGCGCAGAGACAGTATGATACCATGGAGAGAGAAATGGTGCTAGAGGTTGCGGAGGACACCCTAGACGTTGGTTCTGCTGCTGCCCTCAGAAACAAGCTACAGCAGATAGGCAATGGTGCAGCGTATATGGTCGAGAACCTGCTACAGCCAGACGGGCTATACCTAGAGAGTCGCAAGACCGTAGACATCCATGACAACAAGATAGAGGCTCTACTAGAGATGCTAGAACAGCTAGGAGAAGAGCACGCAGTAATCTTCTATGCATTCCAGCATGACCGAGACAAGATCCTTGCTGTGCTTGCTAAGGACGTTAGGTTTAAGAGTAAGACAACTAAGTTGTTCGGTGGCGCTGAGGATGAAAAAGCATGGAACACAGGAAAAATTGACTATTTACTCGCACACCCTGCCTCCTGTGCTTATGGGCTCAATATCCAAGATGGTGGGCACCATGTGGTATGGTTCGGATTGACGGATAGCCTAGAGCTATATATACAGGCCAATGCTAGACTACACAGACAGGGGCAGGAGCACACAGTATTTATACACCGCATGATTGTTGTGGGTAGCGTGGACGAGGACATAATAGCGGGCATAGAGGGTAAGGACGCCTGCCAAGAGATACTACTACAACGCATGAAAGCAAGAATAGAAAAGGTTAAGACCTCTATGACTTGACAAGTCAACACTGAAAAGTTAAAATATAAAGTGTATTGGAGGTACAGAGTATGCCAGTAAAAAAGAAACCAAAAAGAAAAACTACAGACCTGTCCGTAGGTGGAGCTGCTAAGTATCAGGAGTGGCTCACACCTGACGGACTTATGTGTATTGCAGCATGGACTCGTGATGGTCTTGATAAAGAGCAAGTAGCAATTAAGTGTGGAGTATCGAGGGAAACTTTCAGACGTTGGTGTAAGCAGTTTCCGGAGATTGCGCAAGCAGTAAGTAGAAGTAGTGAGCCTGTCGATGTTGAGGTTGAAAACTCTCTGCATAACAGATCACTGGGCTACACAGTACAGCTGAAAAAGACTTTCAAAATTCGTAGGGTGAAATATAATGACAAAGGGGTAAAAATAGAGGAGTACGAGGAACTGGCACAGGGTATTGACGAAATGCACATCCCTGCTGATACTGTGGCTATGATCTACTGGTTAAAGAATCGTAAACCGGATAGATGGAAAGATAAACGTGAAGTGCTCACAAATATCAATTTGGATATCGAGGATATCTCACCTTTAGCAGAGCTGTTGAAGCTATGACAAAAACACAAACAATTCAGTGGGCACCATTTTCAGATAAACACAAAGAATATATAGCCGAGGCTTTCCGATGCGGCATGAGCGTAGCAGAGGGAGCTGTTAGAAGCGGAAAGACGATAGATAACTGTATCATTGCTAGTATGTTCCTAGAGCTCTGTCCTGACAAGTTCCACCTTGCCACAGGCTCTACAGTAGCCAATGCAAAGCTGAATATTGGCGTATGTAATGGCTATGGACTCGAAGCCCTCTTTCGTGGGCGGTGCAGGTGGGGGAAGTACCGAGACAATGAAGTGCTATTCATTCAGACCAAGACAGGTGAGAAGATTGTTATCTTTTCCGGGGGTGGTAAAGCCGATAGTTACAAATCTATCCTGGGTAACTCATACGGGCTATGGATAGCAACCGAAATTAATGAACACTTCGACAGCGAGGACTCAAGAACATCGTTTGTCAAGGTGGCGCTAGGTAGACAGTTGGCCGCTAAAAAGGCTATGGTGCTGTGGGATTTAAACCCTTGCAACCCAAAACACAGGATCTATGCAGACTATATAGACAAGTATCAAGAATCGGGCTTACCAGGTGGGTATCAGTATCAGTTATTTACAATCTATGATAACCTGTCAATCTCACCAGAGAGAATGCAGGAGATCTTGGCTAAGTACGTACCAGGCACAGTATGGCACGCTAGAGACATCCTAGGCAAGCGTTGTGTTGCTGAGGGGCTAGTATATCAAGCGTTTGCGGATGCAGAGAAGTCGTTCTTTGTGACAAAGGCAGACTATGACTATATTAATATTGGTGTAGATGTCGGCGGGAATAAGTCATATCACAGTTTCGTGGCTACTGGGCTAAAACATAACAATAGCAAAGTAACCGCCCTTGCGAGTGCAAGACCACCCGCCAAGGGTACCACGCCAGAAGATTTTTACAAAGCCTTTGACGATTTTCTAAAACTGGTGTATGCTAATTATGGGCAGGTTGATACTGTATTTTTCGAGTCTGCTGAGCAGGTACTAAAAAATGGCATCACACAGAGACAGCCGGGGCTAAACATTGCAAATAGTATCAAGAACGTGATTATTGAGCGTATACGAAAAGAAAATGAGTTAATTGCGCAACATAGATTATATTACACGGTCCATGCGGACACGGTAAGGGAAGCACTAGCCGAAGCTATGTGGAATCCTAAAGAGTTAGATGATGTAAGGCTAGATGATGGTACCACAGACATAGATACATTAGATGCGTTTGAGTACTCATGGGAAAAGAACATAAGATACCTGTAGGGGGATAAAATGGGGTTTATATCATGGATAAGGGGGATATGGAAAAAGATGATCGGTATAAGTGACGTAGAAAGTATTGTAGGGCAGGAGGTATCGCTATCTACAGATATGCAGTATGCTATGAATCGGTGGCTAAACGAGTATGTAGACAATCCGGCATGGGCATCGGATACAGTACCCGTACTGGGTATTCCAAGTGGTATTGCATCTGAGGTAACACGACTTACCATGCTAGAATTTGAGTTTCTAGGGGCAGGAGAGAGCACAAGGGGTAAGTTCATCACAGATTGCATGAAAAAAGCCTTAGACGATGTATCAGACGATCTCGAGCTTGCTTTAGCGGTTGGTGGTATGTTCCCGAAGCCATACATCACAGAGGACAACACGGTTGGGGTAGAATGGGTACCGCAGTATAAAGTGTTCCCTCTATCCGATGAAGCGGGTAACGTGACCGGTGCGGTCTTTGCTGTACAGAAAAATAGTGGGAATATCATTTATACTCGGCTAGAAATACACGAACTAACGCGCGGCGTTTATAATATTCGTAACTATGCCTACACTTCCAAGACGAGTGACAACCCATTTGCTAATTCTATTGAGTTATCGAAAGTTCCCGGATGGGAGAACATAGCACCTGAGCAAACATGGGCAGCAGTTGAACACCCTGCATTCTCTGTATTTAGAGTACCAGGGAAAAACAAGATAGACCTTGACAGTCCACTAGGAGAGTCAATCTTTTCTAGGGCAGAGGGATTGATACAGGATGCAGACACACAGTATGGGCGGTTTCTGTGGGAGTTTGAAGCTACAGAGGCGGCGGTCCATGTAGATGTGCAAGCGTTCAAATCAACAGTCAATGCGGATGGCACAATTACCTCTGCAATGCCTGCGGGCCGCGAGAGATTGTATAGATTAGTACAGAACGTTGGCAAGATGGGTGATGGCGGATTCTTTGAGAACTATAGCCCTACCATACGCGATACAGCACAGATAAACGGCTTGAATCAAATATTAATGTTGATAGAAAACCGTTGCGGATTGGTACGCGGTACCTTGTCGAACGATAAGTTATCTGACAGCTACACCAACGAGTTAGAGTTAAAACTTGCTCGTAATCGTGGCGAGAATACAGTAAACAGGGTGCAAAAAGCATTTGCCGAGACTATAACGGATCTGTGTATGGCGATCAATACTCTATGTGACCTCTATGGACTAGCGGGGAATATAGGTATTGTACCGGAGGACGTACAAATCAGGTTCGGTGATAGCATTGTACAGGATGATACAAGCCGACTAGAACAGATGCGCCAGGATGTCAACGATGGTATCATACCAAAGTGGATGTACATTAAAGAGAAATACGGGTTCACAGAGGAAGAAGCGAAAGCCATAGCTGCACAGGGTGTCAGCACAAGCACACCAGTAGAGGATAGTCTCTTCGGAATGGATACAAATTAGAAAGTAGTAGGATCTACCATAACAACTATTTGAGCACCTGAGAAATTGGGTGCTTTTTTTAATAAAATACTTGTTGACATTGATAACATACTATGATATAGTAAATACATGGAACACAGCAACCAAACAAATGGAGGAAATAAAATGACAAAAGAAAGATTAAACGAAGTATTAGAACAACACAAATTATGGTTACAAACAAGGTTTTTAAGTGAAACTAAGGGTATGTGTGCCAACCTCACAGGTGCCGACCTCAGGGGTGCCAACCTCAGGGGTGCCAACCTCACAGGTGCCAACCTCAGGGGTGCCAACCTCAGGGGTGCCGACCTCACAGGTGCCAACCTCACATATGCCAACCTCAGGGGTGCCGACCTCACAGATGCCAACCTAGATTTTTCTTGCCTGCCATTGTGGTGTGGTTCGCTGCTTGCTAATATGGATGATAAGCAAGCAATACAATTGTTATACCATACATTGTCTGTTGTTAAAAACAGCAGTAATGTCAGCCAAGAATTAAAGGATAAATTGCTAACTGAGACAAATATAGCAGTCGCAAGAGAGTTTCACAGAGCAGAAGAGTGCAACAAACTGTAAACACTCACAGGTTGTCGGTAAACCTAAACCGTCAGAAAGGATATATGTTATGTCAGAGAAAGCATTACACATTATATTAGGATCTGTATTACTCTTAATATCCGCGGCTATGGTGGTCGTTATGCCACAGGATTGTGGGGCCATTATCTTGACTGCACCTATGGGAGTATTCCTCATAGTTGCCCGTGAGTAATAGTTGTTGACAATAGCCACATACGAGTGATACAATGTCAACAGAAGGGAGGTTTACTATTATGGGATTGACAAGAGCTACGACAATGTATCTCACACAGGCAGAGAGCGCGGACATCGACACGCAGGCAGAGGCTACAGTACTCGGCAGGGCTACTTATATGCGTGTGCTGTATATGTCTGTGAAAGAACGTACAGAGGATATTGAGGCTAAGATTGAGCAGGCTTCGCATGTATTAGAAAATTCTGCGGTATCTAGCAGAGTAAGGCTATTTGTGCGGATGTCTGAGGAAGAGAAAGAATCATTACGAAAAAATGCAGAAAGTATCGGCGTGTCAGAGGGATTATATCTTCGGGCGGCGTACTTACTAGCGCAGGAATAGGAGGGTTTTAGGAATGGGAAATACAGAGGGGATTCGCAGGCGTGATCAGATAATAGCAGAATTGAGAGATCAACTTGATACGCGCATGCAAGGACAAATAGAGGAAGAACTTTATCAGACTTTGCTGACCGATTATGATAACGCCTGCGGAGTCATACAGGACTTGCACATAAAAAAAGACTCGCTAGAAGCTAAAAATGCGGACGCTTGCAACACTATATCTGATTTGCTTGCACAAATGGAGTGCCTGCAGGTGGCTAACAGAAACCTGTGTGCTAGGAACGAGACTCTACAGGAGAGAGTTAAAAATCTTAAAGAAGCAAATGAAAATCTTATTGGGGAAAGAAATAATCTCCATGATAGAGTTGGAAATCTTTACTCAGAAAAAGAAAAGGTAAGACATGCCTTATTTGAAGCACAAGCAGCTATTCTAAAGCTACAGAGAAAAGTTGAAAAGCTGAAAAAGAAAAATAAGCTCCTTGCAAAGGCAACGTTATGCTGACCGCCGCGCAACTTGATAAAATTACAGACAGTTCAGCAGTTCTAAAGAGTCTGCAAGCAGTGGAGTTAGATATCCTAGAGGATATGGCGCGGCGCATTGTAAAAATGGACTTTGCAACAGACACAGCTAAGTGGCAGATGCAAAAGTTGAAAGAGGTAGGGGCGCAGAAGAGCTATATCTACAAGGCACTCTCAGAGGTCACAGGTAAGTCACAAGCAGACCTTTACAGGATGTTCAACGAGGCGGCTACAAGCACTCTTGCCATTGATGATGCAATTTACAAAGAACAGGGGTTACAGCCGGTGCCT